TTACCACACACAAATTTTGATTTTCGTTCAACGCATCTAATTGAACAGGTTGTTTTTTTAGGGCTTTTTGCCTCAAACGGCGAACCGCACCATTCACAATTGCCTGTATAATGGCTTTTGCTGTAGGGCTTGGGCTTATCTTCCGCTCGCATTGATGTGAATACATGTTGTCTGTGCCAAGCACGTCCTTCATCGCTACGATGCCATTCTTTGGCTTTTTCACGAATGACGGCAAGATGAGATATTTGTTTTTCTGATTTACCCCTCGAAATGTATTCTTCAGCATGTTTTTCACGATGTTTTTTAAAAGGGATGCATTCAAGATTTGCAATGTCGTTGTTCCCGGTGTCACCATCAATGTGATGGATTTGATATCCGGGTGGAATTTTGTTGTTAAAGTAAATCCACACATCACGATGAAGTCTATGACCCGCCCTACCAAAATATCTTTTGTGCGCTGGATTTGGCGAGTTAGGATACCGCCGATATGTGTATCCATTAAATTCTGTGGTTTCGACAACAACTCCTGGTTTCGGGCGGAATGGCATTGGATTAATCCTTTAGATTGACATTGTGTCTGTAATACATCAAATGGACACAGTGACGTAAGTTCTTTCCATTCACATCCAACCCGTATGGGATGATTTGCGGTCCCTACTAAACATCCTCCAGTGTAGTCAACTTGCCATACTTCGCGTACGCCGGTCATGGATGCAGCAGATACTATGCATGGACCTGCTGGCGTTGCCACCATATCTCCAGCAACTATTGCGTCTATGCGCTTAGTGGTTCCATCAAACATAGTGATTAATGTATCGCCTACCAGACAAAGATCGTCATGTCGCCCTTTAGGGAACTGACCGACCTGTGTAATAACCATATCCGCCCAGGCGCGATCAGGCGCGTATACCATGCCTTCAGAGAACAACGCCTGCACACTGTATAGGCGCGCTAGCTTGTCCTGCGCTTTCGGATCGACCAACTGCACGGCGAAATCTTCGTGGCCATACATGCGGCGCATTTCCTGCGACACGCTGATGCCAGACGCCTTGTTCTCAATCAGTAGTTTGTCAACCTTCAGCGCACGGCATGTCTTGGCTACCTTCTCCACAAGGTCATGCAACTCCAGTCGTTCCTGCCAAGCCGTCATCAGCATGACCTTCGGCAGACCGTCGATGGTGCCGGTGTCTGGCAATGCCTCGGCATTTGCGCCATACCGGTTGACCGTTCGGGTGGCTCGGGTGTCGGTGGATCCATACCAAACGCCCCAGACAGTCAATGCACTGAAATCGTTTTCTTGTTTAGTGGTGTATGCGGTGTCCAGGCTGGCGATGATGAAGTCGAACGGCGGGAAAGCCTCGTCGGGCCAGAGGTTCCACCACTCTCGCTTGATCACGCCGCCACCCGCAGGTTCAGGACGCTGCTGTAGCTGCCCTGCGGTCGCCCACGGACCTAGCGTCTTTTCGAGCAGAACAACCTGCTGTTCATCGAACCGCTCCGGCCACAGTAGTTCGCCCGGCGTCGTGCGTGGGTCTTTCCACTGTATCGGCATACCGTCATCTGTCGCCCAGGCGGGCACCAGGGTGGTATAAAATGACCGGTCTGGTTCATAGCGCATCGGTAGGCAAAGGTGCTGCCAGTCGCCCACGCCCCTCTCAAGCACATGACCACTGATGTCTTGCTCTGACAGTCGCTGTGCGATGACGATGCGGCAACCGTAGCCGGGCTTGGAATTGTTCAGGCGGTTATACCAAGCCATGTCCCACCATTCGATGGTTGACTTGATGACGGCTTCGCTGTTTGCCTCGGCGCTGTTGTTCAGGTCGTCGCCGATCAGGTAATTGCCGCCAAGACCGGTCGTAGCACCGCCGACAGATACCGTGTTGCGGATGCCATTCTGATCATTTTGAAAACGCTGCTTAGTGTTTGTGTCGCCGGTCAGCTTGAATCGGTGTCCCCATCGCTTCTGATACCAGTCTGATTGGATCAACGTGCGGCACTTGACGCTATCTTGCAGCGACAGGGCCATCGCGTAGCCGGCGTGCAGGAACTGTGCGCCAGGGCCGGCCAACGGCGTCCTGGCGTTCTGCGCCCACACCCACGCCGGGAACATCACACCGCACACCGTTGACTTGCTGAAGCGCGGTGGAATGTTGATCAGCAGGTTGGGGATGTATCCATCTGCGCACGCTTCCAGATGCTCGCACACCGCTTGCAAAGCATATCCGCCCATAGCGAACTCTGCGCTGTCAATATTCGGCCAAGCGGCGACAGTAAAATCGTAGAGCGATGCTTCTAATTCACACCGCTCTATTTCAAGTAATGCCTCGTCTACATCGACATTACTGTCGCCATACTTGATTAGCATTATGTTTTTCTGGCTTTTCGCGCGTTATATGATTGTTTTAATATGCTCCTCCATATTTCTGCGCTTTTTTCGCTATGAGGATCAATGCCATCCTTGCTTAATTGGTGCCTAAAAGCCTTTTGACATATTTGCTGAATAGATGATGGCGTCAAATTATACATTTCAGCTACTTCGGCATGAGTATATCCCTCTTTATATTTTTCTAGAATAGCATACGCACGCTGTAAGCTTCTTTCCCAATTTTCCGCTTCTAGAGAAGACCGCGCAAGAACAGCAGGCGAGTCTTGTCGAAGCTTTACTCCCACTCTGTCGAGAGCCTTTATCAAGGAAGCAAGAGTTACTTTGCCCATCCCATATGAATTAAGTAATTCTGCGGGTGAATACTTTTCCAGTTCCTCAGTTGTCTGCAACCCCATTACACGAATTAAGCAATTAGATGCTCGGGTGTGCAGCATTAGTTCGGAAATTTTCATCTTCTTTGTCCTATACTGTTTGTTTACTTGTTTTGTTCTTTAGCAGCCAGCAAAGCCTGCTTCAACGCATCACGCGCATCTGGATCAAGCGCCCTAGCGTCAATAGTCGCCACCTGTTGTGTCTGTATTGGCGCACCGTTTGGACCGCTCACCTCAGTCTTGTTCACGTCGCCGTAAGTATTACGGTTCAGTTTACTTGCCAACCATTTGCGCGTGTCTACCATCAGACGCTTTTGGTCTGATGGAATACTTGGATCGTCAGAAATTAATATCATTTGGTCTACGTAGTAGTTTTGTTGGTCTTCACGAGCGCGCGTATACATCTGAGCGAACTCAGGAAAAACCCGCAACCAATGATAAATTGTCTGCAAACTCGGAACACATTCATGTTCTAAAGCAATCTTATACAGTGATTTTCCAACAGCAATTTCAGAACAAATTAATTCAGCAACAGCCGGATCATATGTTGAAACGCCGCCATTATTCGCCCGTCCATCCTTCTTCTTCGGCTGTTCGGCAGACACGTCCTCGGTTCGCAGCACGACAGCCGGCGCACTCTTTGGTTTACTGTTCTTGCCGGCCATATCTGCGTCCCTTAAATGAAATTCGGTCGGGCTTATTTAGGGACGTTCGCCCGTCTCTCGTCCGGTCCCGGTCGCCACCCGGTCGCGCCTATAGCTACCCGTGGTATTTTCCCTCTCCACGGCTGAGGATTTTAATATAGCCTACCGGCAGTGTATTTTCCACTACCCTATCTTTTTAGCCTTCTGGGCCTCCATCTTCCTTTGGTAATCCTTCCAGCCCTGCTTGATCTGGTCGAAGGTCAGTTCAGGTTTTGGCTTCAGGCGGCTTGCTGCGGCCAGGAAGCTATCACCAGATCGCCTGATGGCAGTTTCGTGGTAATTTTTGTTCGGCATGTTTGTTACATCCCCAGGTTGCGGCGGTAGAGGTCCAGTAGGGTCTGCTCCTCCTCAACGTCAGCCTGCTCGCGCTTGCGGTCGGCGATCAGCCGGCGAAGCACCCTCTTGTCGAAGCCGGCGCTTGAAGCCTCGGAATAGATATCCTTGATATCGGATGCGAGGGACTTCCGTTCCTCCTCCAGTCGTTCGATGCGTTCGATGATGCTACGTAGGCGTTCGGTGGAAATGTTGTGGCCGATTTCAGACATTCTTCTTCTCCTGTTCGAGTAAGTCATGAAGCGTGTGCCGCATGATGATTTGAGCTGCATTCAGCGTTTTAGTCGGGATATCGCTTTCGCTGGCAAGCACGGCTGTCAGCGTAGCCAGCCCGAAAACGACGCCACCTAGCTGATTACGTTCATAAAATTTCTCCTTGTTAAGGATTTCATGAATTTCGCTGGCCAATTTGATCGAACTCTCGCACCACTGTTCGAAGCTACTCATCTTCTTCGCTTTCCGATTTTTTATCATGTCTTGCAAAGGACATCGACATTCGGACTAATTCAAGACCAACTACAGTGATAGCATCTGTTATATTATTGGCCTGGGAAACTTGTTTCGCCAGGATGGCTGTCAGAACATAAATTTGCACACCAAGCGGCGCATCATGCATGATATTATTTTGAATAAACAGATCTAAAATCTGTTCATAATGTTTCAAGCTTTCTTCATGCAAGGATTTGTTCATCACCGACGGATCGATGCTGTTTTTTAGCTGCGCGACAACATCTTCAATAGCCATAGTGCTGTTTCTCCGTTTGATGGCCACAGTAGGGCCAGGGAAGCCGCTACAGCGGCATATGGGATAGCCCGGTAGTTGGCAACCAGCGGCCACAGCAGACAGGCCCAGGCGGCGATCCAAAGGGCTGTGGCGATGGTGTTGACTGTCACGTCATATCCTTTCCTTAGCGATGATGTTGTGAAAAGGAAGACGCCTCCCCCTTCCTTAGCCCCCGTTCTGGGGGCACTTGGCCTTCACGCGGAGTGTTTCGACGCATGCGACCTTATATGGCGTAGCGTGGCCGAGGATCGCCTTGACGGCGTCAGCATCAATCGCCTTGCGCTCGCTGATAGTGACGCAGATGTCGGCGGTTTCGCCCATGATGACATCCATGCCGGTTTCGAGGATAGCCTTGCGCGCGGCGGCGACAGCCTGCTTGGCGGCTTCTTCGGCGGCTTTAGCTTGCAGGTAGGCGAGGACAAGAGGAGCGGTGTTGGACATTGTGTAATTCCTATCATGTAAACGATGTCGAATTGACGATCAGACTTATAGAAGAAAGTTGGGGTTAATCAACCCCCTATTCCAAATATTTTTTTCTGCATTTCAGAAGTCGGAAACAGGACTTCCACTAGGTTAGATTTTGCGCGGGTGGCTGCCACGTAACAAAGATTGTCTTCCTGCTCAAACTGCCACTGCTGACGAGCATACGGACTCGGCAAAGTGTTCGCGCGGTCGAGCCAGTAAACCGTATTCCATTCACGGCCTTTCGATTTGTGGATTGTGGAAAGGGTCAGCATATTTTCGACGTTGTCGGAAAACAGCGCGTTGATCGCCGCGACCACGTCAGACACCCCGTGCTGGTCTTTAGAACGGCACTGTTCGATGATCACTTGCAGTGTGGCGACCTTGTCCATGACTTCCTGCGCCTTGGCTTCCTGACGCTTCGCAAGGGCGCGCGTGACGTTAGACTGTTCCCACTTTTCCAGCGCCACTTCTAGCCCGTGCAGGGTCTTCACTTTCTTCCACTTCGTCGCAAGCTTGATCAAGCCGATGCCGATGTCACGCCCCTCGACGCGGCAAGCGATGTTCGCGCGGATAATCTGGAAGGCGAGGGCGACAAGCGGCTTCGTGTTCCGGCACAGGATAGCAGACGATCCGTTGAAGGTGTCGCGGCATTCCATCAGTTTTTCCAGTAATATGTTGCTCACGCTGCCGACCGGCGCTCCTTCGCCGCATTCGATGTGATTCACCCATTGTTGGGCAAATGCAACTACGTTCTGCGGGCAACGGTAAGTGGTGGTCAGCGGCATGCGGATCGCGTTGAAGTCTGCGGCGATAAGGTCAAGGCTGTCGGCATCTGCGCCAGTGAACCCGTAAATGGCTTGGTGGCGGTCGCCAACGGCTACCACACGGCCACCGGGGGCGAGCATGGCGCGGATCATGGCACGGCGTGCCGGGTTAGTGTCCTGCGCCTCATCGACAAACACCCACTTGTGACCCCAGAAGCGCATGCGCTTGATCAGCGGCATGTAAATCATGTCATCGAAGTCGATGATGTCGGTGTTTGCATTCGACTTCAGCAACACCGCCTGGGCGAAGGCGATCAATTCCAAGATCACATCTTGGGCTTCCTCGTCGTCGAAAAGGTCGAAGTGTTCGATGATGTCGAACCACGCCTTGACGTCGTCGATTTTGCCCATCACGCCAAGGGCGCGCTGCTTTGCGAGACCGACAGCCTTTGCCACGTCTGCGGCGAAGCCCGACAGGTGGCCGAATGTTGCCGACTGTTCGCGCAGCATGAGGGCGATGATGTCGGTGACCTTGAACGTGTCAACCTTCACGCGGGGATACGCCTTGCGGTATGTCCGCATGCCGAAGGCGTGGACGGTGCTTGCCTCAGCCGTCTTCCAGTCGATGCCGCGCGCCTTCAGCTTGTCGCCAATCTCGGTGGCGATTTTCTTGTTGTAAGCCAGGATGGCGACACCACCGCCCGTGCGGGCGATGGCTTCGATCAGGGTGGTGGTCTTGCCCGCGCCGGCAACAGCTTCGAGAACGCACGAACCAGAGCCGGTGGAAACCCAGTTAAGGAAAGCGGCTTGTTGAACGGAGGGGACGAAGGACATGTGAAGTCTCCAGAAAGTGTCTAACTGAATTTGCTTATATTCTCCTTAGATTTTCCTGTCAACTTCACCCTATGGATTTTGGATGATTTTTTGACAAGTAATTCAAAATTTTTCGTCTCCTCGTTCCGCCGCGTTGTGACGACAATCGCACCCTCTTCGTGCATCGACCAGATCACCACCTGATCTGCGTCGGGATGCCAGTGCCAGATGCCGTCGCCAAAATGCCGCGTGGCTGCGACCGACCATTCCGATGTGATGTGCATGTCAGTGGCTTTCGAGGTTGATGTCGCAGTCTTCGCACACGCTGGCGAAGGTGGACATTGGAAGACGATCAGAAAGCACTAGAAGCGCAATATCGACCATAACGGAGAGGGCGACCATTTCCTCACGCTGCGTGCTGTTAAGCTCGCGAAGGTCGGCGGCGGAATCGATAGCAATCGCCATGAGTTCCTCCGTCGGAAGCCTCATGTATTGGCTGCGAATGTCGTTGGCGTTCATGTCATTCATCCCCGTCTTCGTCGTCATATTCGCCATTTTCTTTAGCTTCAGCAATTTCTTTGTTGAATAAATCCTCCATAGCAATTCGAATTTTCGAAATTGAAGATTTCAACCCCTCGAATGGATGGCTCCCTGAAATCATAATGGTCGGTCGCAGCCACATTTCACCATACTTCCAGGGAATAAAATACGTTTTTTGTTCAAAAACTGTGATTCTTATCCCTGCCGGCGTGAGGCTGATGATGGCTCCATCGCTTTCTTCGAATTGAGAGTCGAAAGCCTGGACGATATTTTCTTGAATGATCGCCTTAAGTGTCTTGTTCTGATCAATGTCAGGTTCCCAGTCTCGTGCGAAGTTTTTATCGGACATTTTTCTACCCTCCTATTCAAACAACAGCGTCGATGATGGCATCGACCAGATCGGCGACCGGACCAACAGCAGACCCGTCGATGATGGTTTCGTCAGGATCCAGGCCAGATGCGACCTGCACCCACCCGATGTCCCTGCCATCAACATCGTGGAAGTGGACGAAAAGGTCGTCGCTGACGTCGTCAACGGCGCGCCAAGCATCTTTTGCGCTCTTGCCGGTGTATCCGGCCTCATCGTCATACATGACGGTGATGGTCCAATTGTGGCGTTGAGCCTGGACGAACAAGGCTTTTGCTACGTTAATCATTGCAATTATGTCCAATCAATCAAGTTGGTGTAAGCGATTTCGACAGCGTCCTGGTAGCCCTTGTTGTGCAACCAAAAAAACAAGGTCACTTCTTCGTCATCCGTCATTTCAGCTTCGCCATCCTCTGGTTCTTCCTCGAACTCAGCGCCGTCGAAGGAAACGGCCACGTCGCCATATGTGTCCCGATAAGCAGAGAAGAAAACGACGGCATCATACTCGATTCCGTTGCGGGTGATTTTAGCGTTGATCTTCATGTTCTATCTCCGGTTTCGATGAAGAATATCTACCGGTAATTCGATGAGGAATGCAACACATAAAACGCATAAAATCGAAAAATATTTTAGAAGGGAAGATCGTCTTCATAATTTTCGTTCCCGGACAGACTGACTGGGTCTGCCTTGCGCCTCGCGGCGGTCACCGTCGCGCCAGGGAAGGTGTGTTTGATTTTTGCGATCTCTGGGTAGGCGGCGAGGATGCGACCAACTTCAGCGAGGCTGTAGACGGTGCATGCGCGGTTGTTGCGTGCCACGTTGATAGCGTCCAATTCGTCGCGAGCGATAATAATCACCTCAAGCCCGTCTTCGTTCATAATTTCCCACTGCTCTGGGGCGAGGGGTGACTTGCCGGCTGCCGTCGCTTCAGCGTCGAGTTTACGCCATGCAGCAGCCATACGTTTTGCTTCATGCCGCACGTCATCCAAACTGCCACGGTCGATAGCCTCGTTATACATCCGACGTTGCCGGTCGAACTTCTCTCGCCATTCGTCAGACACCAAGAGACGCAGCCGACCAACACCCCACTTGGCTTCCATCTGGACAGCCAGTTCATCAGTGCCGTCGGTAGCTGCTCGTCCAGCTAGATATAAGTCAGGCGTTTGCAACCACGGTGCCATGGATGCCGGTATCGGTGCCTGCTTCTTTTCGTATTTCGGTTTCGTCGCCATAGGTTTCTTTCTCCTGTTTTTATGCTGTAGAACCGACCCATGCACCAGTAGCACCAGGACGCGCATATATATATGCGCTGGTGCTATGGTGCTAACGTGGTTTTTGACTGGTGCTACGCTGGTGCTATCTGGTGCTAATTTGTAAGTTGTTGATTTTATTCAAAATAGCTGGTGCTATTCCCGGTGCTATTAGCACCAGAATGCGCTGGTGCTATTTCATTTCAGTGAGTTAACAGTCTCCCCATCTACGCCGATGTATTTTGCCATCACCAACTCGCTCAGACGTGCCCTAAAGGGACCAGTTTTCTTGTTTCGTTCTTTCGCGTCGTCGTCATGACTGAACGTATCGACCAGCCCCTTCCGCTGACATTCGGCAAGCCAAATCGCCTTTGTTGTCCGACCTGGGGTGCCAGAACGGACAACAGCGTCGAGTAGCGCATCATAGAATGCCCTCGCGCTAGCCTTCAAACCGCCGTCCTGTTTACCCGGTGCGGATGCATTCGCCGGTTCCCACACCCAGCGGTCATCGACCAGTCGGACAATCTGTGCCTGGAACTGCGGCCAGTTATCTGGCGTCCTGCGCCTCGCCTTTCCCGGATGGTCAAATGACAGGCTGAATCCGGTCGCGCCGCCTGGGACGTCCTCATCACCCTGGTCTTCATCCTTCAGCGGTGCCATCACCCCGACTGCATCGAACCGCCAAGCTTTCGTGCTAGAACCGTATTGCCGGTCATTATTGTGCCCGGTGTGGTCTAACCACAGCTGACCGATCCTCTGTGTCGTCAGATACGTGACGAGGTCGAGGACAGCAGACCACGCCAGTTCATCCTTCTGGTCGCCTTCCAGCAGCGACATGACGTTATCGAACACCACCAAATCCACCCCGCCGACGGCGTCGATGAGAGACATCAGGAATGCCCGACCTCCGTCTGTATTCAGCGGAGCGAAGGGTGGTAAATCTGGGCACACCCGGCGCGCTTCATCCTCGATGTCACGACCGAAAATCATCAGATTGCCCGGTGGTATTTTGACGTCACCCAGGCGACGCATAGCATCAATGGCGCGTGGCTTGATCAATTCAGCCGGCATTTCGCCGTCAATATATAAAACGTTGACAGGCCGATACGCCTTCCACGTCAAGAAATCAGACCCAGATGCAGCAGCAGCCGCGATGGCGATACCTAGCAGTGTCTTCCCCAAGCCGGTTCTCCCGACCAGGAACGCACGCACCGTGGTGGTGAGAAAATCGCCCAGGATGCGATCCGGCTCCGGGATATCACGCACAGCCCAAGCTTCAATCGACAACGTAGACCGAAGGTCTGTGTCGATACTTCCCCCTGCCGCAGCTTTTGCACTGGCGCTGCTGCCACCACCAAATTCGTCATCAATGATTTCACCAAACTCGTCTGCAACATATGTTTGCGGCGAGACTTCGCGCTTAATTTCATGCGTCAGGCGTGCAGGCTCAACATGATGGTGCGCAGGCAAGTGTGCTGCTGCGTCAGACACCTTGCCATCCCATTGCGCCATAGCCCGACGCCACTTGTCTTCAAACATCGTGTATCCACGACCTTCGCGTTCAAGCAGTAAGGATCGCGGCGTGTTCGGCTCATATTTTCTCGGCTTACACTTGCGCTCGTAAACCGCATAAACTTCACGGCACTTTTCAACAGACTCATTCGGTGAAGGTTTAATGGGGCATTCCCGCCACCAGTCGAGCACCGCCGCCCACACCATCGTCGTAGCTAATTCTTCCCGACCATCTATCACCTGACCCAGCCCATCGGCCACAACGCCATTGTGCGGGCCGGCGGACGCTGCTGTTTGATGATGACGATCAAGAATGGCCGACCTTTCTTGACTGATGCCACCAACCAGCTTGTCGATGGCATCACACAGCCACTGCGGTGCTTCGAGGATATCTATTTCCCAAGGCGCACAGCCGGCGTCCCAGGCGTATTCACGCCCGCTCTCGTGCATGGATGGCGGTGCCATCACAAACCCGCCCTGGCCGCGTATATCGACGCCTATGGCGGTCTTATTGGTGGGTGGCATCCAGAACTCTGGCGTCCTGAAATAGTATTGCTTCCCGCCGCCGCCGGTGGTGACGATGGCTGTTTCCAGGTCAAGGCCACTGTTCTCGACAGCAAGCACACCTTGCCACCACGCCATAGCTGACGGGCCTTTGTGGGTATCCAGATCGACTACGAAGATGCCGGAGCATGCGCCAGTGATGATGCCCATCTGACTATGCTGCGCGCGTCGAAACCACTGTGCGATCTGGTCGTTATCAACCAGGGCGTTCTCATGCTCACGCCACTTGATCGTCGGGCGCTTCCACTGCCCACCAGATGACGGGTGCATAGCCGGCACAGCCTGCAAACCGTAGCTGTGATACATCGCAGCCCAATCTAATGGGCCGGCAAAGTCAGGTTCAAACATTCTTTCCTCTTTTTAAGTATAGATTATGTAGGAACCAAGTTATCTGACAGTCAAAGCGCCATACTTCGCAATCAATGCTGCCTCAGCACGCCCGTCATCTTTCTTTCGACCGAACATAGTGTTCGCCGGCCATAGATTGATTGCCATCCACCTTGAACCTTCCTTGTCGGAAGACAGCTTATAGTGTCGCTTCCACGTCGTTGGCGTGACGAGGTGCGTGGGAATATTCATGCCTGACACAACGCCACGCACTGACCCGTATGCGAACCCGAAGTTAAACATCGAAACAGCGCCATTTTTCGGCATGGCATGCACACGTTCGATGATTGCGAACTTGGGCTTAAATTCCCGGATGATGCGCGCCACCTCGGCTGCGTTGACTTCGCCGTCAACCACCGGCATGTCGAATGGATATACGATGTCCTGCTCAGGGGAGTAAAAAGCCAATGCGCCGGATTTACCGGGATCGATGCCCAGAATGATCATCTTTTCATCTTTCATAGATTTTGAAGCCGACGCCAAAACAAGCACGGTCATGACGTCGGCGTCAATTTAATCCCAGCGGGTGAAGATTGGTGGAGCGTGGTAGACTTCGATGGGCGTGGACGTCGAACGCGGTTCGGTAGGTTTCCCCAAGCCAAATTCAAACGCGGCCACCATTTGCGTCTTCATAGCCTCGTGAAGGGCGATGTCGCGCTTTCGTTCAACCTCTGCCATAGCTTCCAGATGGCCAGCCCACGCCGAGTAACCGGCTTGGTCAGTGTAGTTGTCGAGGTTGTGCCCACCGCATACGGATCGGGCGACCTTCAGTAGGACCATCAACTGCGCAACATCGACTTCAGTGATGGAGACTGGCATTGAAGCCGCTTCCTGCAGGTATGCCGACCAGAGGCGAGCGATCATGGCGAAGCTATTTTCCGCTCCGTGCTGACTGCGCTTCCCCTGAGCGATGTCGGATGCCTGCTTGAGGATGTCTTCAGGATTCATGTTCGATCTCCTCTTGTGGGACTGGCGGATATAAAAACCATTCGCCAGTCCCATCCATTCGCATGCCCCAGACGGTTCCGTCGTCACAAACAGCAACCGTATAGGAATTAGAATATTGAGTTTCTGGAACTGCTGCAATTTGGATGATTTTTCTGGTCTTTTTCATTGTGTTATTTCCTTTGCATGTTCTTCCCTGATCCACTGATTGAAGATCACCTTCCTTGTGATCCAAGATGCCTGGGCATTTGGTCGCTTCCAGTAGATGAACTTGTCGTCAGTTTTATAGATTACGCGGACCATGCCGCTTGCAGCTTGCCACTCTTGTCCCGCAGCAGGTAGCGGAACTGGGAGAGGGTAGTTGAACTTGACCTTCTTCCCTGGCGGCAGAGGCTTCGTCACTTCACCCGCCAGATGCGGAGGCCCTTGACGCCATTTTCCGTCAGCGTTCTGGCGCACCACTTGGAATTTGGGATCGTCTGCGAACCGAGTGTGTATGCGTTGATATAAACACCAGGACGGCGCGGTGAATACACGCCATTCGGGACGAAAAACGAATCTCCGACTTCCATGCTTTTGAACGGATATTTGCTGCGGGGCGTAGGCTTGCTGTCTTTTTTGTCGATTTCATACATGATACGCAGACCCTCTATGGAGTATGATGCC